TTTACACTCTTATCAAAGCCGGTGCCGTTGACAAAATGTCTTTCGCTTTTACTATCCGCGAGGAGTCCTTCGACAAGGAGACCCGGACATGGCACGTCCGCAAGATTGATAAAGTATTTGACGTGGCAGCCGTAGACCAGCCGGCCTACGACACCACTTCAATATCCGCGCGCAAAGTCCTTGATCTGGAGAGGGAGAGGATGGAGGCCCTGGAGAGGGCACAGGAGCTGGAGAGCTACAACGCACGGAAAAGAACACTGTTGTTAAAGACCATGACTTATTAAGGAGGAATGAAAAACATGACCAGAATGGCAGAAATAGAAGCCCGTATGTTAGAGATCCGCAGCCTGTTAGAAGGCGATTACCCGAAGGAAGTAGACCTGGATGCACTGGAAACCGAACTGCGCGGATTGGTGGATGAAAAAGCCGCTATTGAGAAGCGCAAACAGATGTTTGAATCCATCAACATTCAGCCCCGCAAGGCTGACCCGGCCAAAGAACCAGAACAGCAGGAACAGTTCCGTGACTTTGGGGAGTTTTTGCAGACCGTGAAATACAATCCCCATGACCAGGCTTTACGGGCCAAAGAAATGAGCGATAAGACCCAGAAACGCTTTATGAATATGGGATTTGGTGCGAATGGTGGATTTATAGTTCCCGAGCAGTTCTCCAACCAAATTAAAATGGTTGATGATCAGGCAGCTATATTCCGTCCTAGAGCTCAAGTCATCCCTGCTGGGGATCCTCCAGATGCAGCTATTACCATCCCGGCTCTTGACCAAGGCGGTGCCAACGGCGTTTACGCTGGCGTTCAGGTAACATGGATCGCTGAAGGAGCGCAGAAACCCGAAACCGAACCTGCTTTCCGTGAAATAAAATTGGAACCAAACGAAGTGGCCGCCCATGTAGTGGTAACCGACAAACTGCTCCGCAACAGTGCGGCTGCTGGCGCTTTAGTATCTAGTCTACTTCGCAAGGCTATAATTGCCGCTGAAGAAGATGCTTTCCTATCCGGTAACGGTGCAGGTCAGCCTTTAGGCATTATCGGCCATCCTGCCGCCATCCAGGTAGCCCGCGCCGGTGCTAACCAGATAGCTTATACCGATGTTGTCAATATGTTTGCCCGTGCTAAATTCGGGGGGCGATTGGCATGGATTGGTTCTCAGACCTGCTTGCCACAGTTAATGACGATGGTTGATGCTGGGCAGAATCTGGTATGGCAACCCAATGCCCGCGAAGGCGCACCAGGCACCCTGTTAGGTATTCCGTTCCTGCTGAACGACCAGTCCCCAATCCTGGGAGCAGAAGGTGACTTGATTCTGGTTGACCTCAACTACTACTTGATCAAGGATGGATCCGGTATCAGTATTTCAATGTCCGAACATCCGCTGTTTACCCAGAACAGGACTATCATAAAGGCTTTCTGGAATGTTGACGGTCAGCCCTGGCTAAGCACTCCGTTGCTTGCCCGCGATGGTGTCTCCACTGTAAGCCCATTTGTGGTCTTGGATTAAGGGAAGGGAGGATTAACAAAATGAAATTAGTTGCTGAAAAAGTTAAAATTGCTAATGCTATGGTGCCTGTCAGCGTGAACGGGGCCAGCACTACCCATAAATTTTTTTCTATGGCAGGGTTCTATCGTGTGGCTTTCCATGTTATCGGGGTTGCCGCGTCTATTGCTGATGCTGTGACTATGACACTCCAGACCATGCAGGCCACTGACTCGGCTGGAAACGGGGCCAAAGTTATAACCAATAATGCGGCCACCGCAACTGTACCAGTTAAAGTCATTGCCGCCAACGTGGCTCTGGCTAATGCGGCGGCTGGCAGCGTGATTACTATTAATGGACTTACTTTTACCGGAGCAGCCGCCACTGATGCTACTAAGCGTGAGTTCATTGCCAGTGGCAATGATGCAGCAGACTGCACCGCATTGATATCCTGTATCAACGATGCTACCTATGGAGTTCCTGGCGTGACTGCTGCTGCTGGTGCAGGAGATAGCATCGACCTGACCGTTGACGAACCTGGCGAAACTACGATCACAATTAGTGATGAGTCCGCCGAGTTCACGCCGATTGCTACCGCGCTCGAGGCAATTGTTGAGGTTGACGCCTCCAACTTGGATATTGCTGGTGGATTTGACCATATAGGCTGTTTGGTTACTACCAATGCAGCGATTACTTGCAGTACCACTGCAATCTTTGACCCTCGTTATTCACCTGGACAACAGGTAGCAGCTGAGAAATACGACTGCGAAGCTTAAGTTCAATGGGGGCTACGGCCCCCATATTTAATCTCAGGAGGTGAGAACAACGAACACATATTTGGCATTAAAAACATTCGGAGCCCATGTTGCCGGTGATAGATTTAAGGCTAATGAGCAAATTGGAGCTAAACTAATCCGGCAGGGGCTGGTATCCTTGGTTGACGATTATGACAATGAGCAGGTTCAGCTGAGATGGAAAAATGAATGTTTGGAAGTCTATAACCGGCAGACCGGACGCGTATTGCTGAGGATACCACCGGGAGGGATAACCGTATTACCTGTAGATATTATTGGAAACGTAACCGGGAACGCCGATACAGCCACAAGAGCAACAGCCGCCGACAGCGCTACTAAGGCTGAGCGTGTGCGAAAGGCTGCTGCTCCAACTAACGCCAAAGCCGCAAGCCAGACCATAGGTGCGGGGCAGGATGGCGAAGTCACTGTGACTGCTGCCGTAAAAGGGGCTGCGGGGAATGACTTAGCTATAATAGTCAGCGATGCTGGGGCAGATGATTGCGCTATGACCGCCGACATTGCCGCAGGAGTGATAACGGTCACACTAGGCAAAACAGCCGCCGCCTTAGAACCTACAAAGAATACTGCTAGTTTGGTAGCCGCTGCTATTGATTCATTGACTGAAGTAACAGCTGTGGCATCTGGGACAGGCAACGACCCACTGGTAGCGGCAGAAGCAAGTCAAGACTTTGTTGGTGGGCAGGACGGAACGCCGGGCTATGAAGGCGAAATCGTAATGGACGCAAGCAGAATCTATCTTTGTACCGCTGATAATACGATTAATGATGCGAACTGGATAAGGTCCGATGCCCTGTTAACTTTTTAGGGAGGTAGCCTATGAAATATATCGTAATTAAAGCCTTCAATGATGGCCTAACCGGGTTTAAGGCTGTCGGTAGCTCCATCGAACTTGATGACTGGCGCGCCGCCAAACTTCGGCGCATGGGACTGATTGGCGGTAGGTATGAACAGCCGATACAGACAGCCGTGATAGTGGAACCGGAAATCCGCGAGGCAGTAATCAAGCCTGTCAAAAAATCGACCAAGGCAAAAAAATAAGGGGGTGGCATAATTGGCTATCCTGGACGATGTAAAGGTGGCTCTGCGGATAGCCGCAACCACAACTGATTTTGATGGAGAAATAAATGACCTGATCAGCGCAGCAATTGATGACCTTAAACTGGCTGGAGTAGCAGCAGACAAAGCAATAGACACAGACCCACTTATTAAGAGGGCCATAACGACCTATTGTAAAGCCCACTATGGCTATGACAACCCCGATGCTGAGAGGTTTTTACAGGCTTACTTGATGTTAAAGATGCACTTGTCATTGTCGGTTGACTATACTGAGGCGGCGGTGGTGAGCCCATGAGACATAATCAGATAATCAAACTAATCAACGTCATTATCACCGAAGATGCTATAGGCAACCAGATCGCTTCGACTACCGAGCGCACGGTCTACGCCAACGAATACTATGTCAGCCAAAGTGAGTTCTACAAGGCCGCAGTAGCCGACCTAAAGCCGGAGAAGCAGTTCGAATTGTATTCCTATGAGTACCAGGGCGAACCAAAGTTGGAGCATGACGGGAAAGTCTACAACATCATCCGCACTGAGAAGCGGGGCGACAAAACCCGACTGACCTGTGAACGTATCATAGCTGATGAGACTGGCAGTGCAAAGCTGGTAGACCATAAGTTGGTACAAGACCTCAAGACGTTGGTGGAGACTATCCTGGCTGACCCGGATGTGACCATAACGCCAGAGGATAAGGCGGCATATGAGGATGATCTGGCAAACGTATTTGTGGGGTGGTAGATATGGCTAACGTATCGGTAGACCAACTGGCCGCGGAGATCGCCAAGGGCCTGGCCGAATATTCCCAGGACGTAGTAGAAAAGGTCAACGTCAGCAGTGATAAGGTCGGCAAGGCGGCGGTCAAGCGACTCAAAGAGACATCACCTAAACGATACGGCAAGTACGCAAAAAGCTGGGCTATAAAAAAAGAGACTGAAGTCGGTCAACCCAATTCCATAATCATTCACAATAAAAAACACTATTCACTTACGCACCTGCTGGAACATGGTCACGCCAAGAAAGGTGGCGGCAGGGTCGAGGGTAAACCGCATATAAGGCCTGCGGAAGAACAGGTTATAAAAGACTTTGTGGCGGAAGTAGAGGAGGCGATCAAGAGTGGATGAGGCGACATTGTTCCAACTACTCAAAACGACGGGGTTGCCGGTGGCGTATCACCACTTCACTTCGCCGCCGAGTCCGCCGTATGTTGTTTATCTGTTTAGTTATAGTTCCAACTTTGGGGCTGACAACAAGGTGTATGATGCTCAAAAAAACTTCCAGGTGGAACTATATACCAAAGCTAAGGACCTGACATCAGAAGCACTGATCGAGGGTCTTTTTGATGCGAACGACATATTTTGGGACAAAACCGAAACCTATATTGACAGTGAGGATCTCTACCAGGTCCTTTATGAGATTTAAGGAGGATTGATGATGAGCAATAAAATTA